CTGAGAAGATGGTTCAACTTTAGTTTCAAACCTATATGGCAGAACGCCAGATTGAGATTCGACACCCGTACGTACTAGATCGTATTTATCTAGCCACTCTTCCTCGCGTTCATCAAACGTTTTATAAAAATTTGGTGGAATAAGATGTTGCCATTCGTGTTCAATGACAATTTTCTTAAACTGTTCGTGGCGCAATTCGAAATGTTCCCTGCCGTAAAACCACAATTCACGGAGCGCTCCATCCAGACACTGGCGAGCGATTTCCTCCTTAGACACAATTTTTGACAACATATTACAATGTAAACTTTTAAAAATAGATTCTTCGCTTAATTTGGCGAGGTACATACCCTCCTCACCGGTTGAAGGGTCGGTATACTCCGGGCGGAACACAGTAGCACGCTTTAAAAAATCAGTTTCATCTAATGTGATGTAAGGAATAGATTCAGCGTCCTTGTCCGCCATCGTATACTCTATGCCTCGTGAAGCATACACTTCCATCATCCGGGTGTGATTATATAAAGGTGCTTCATCGGAAACAGACATTACATTGTCATCGCCATAGGTCATAAGAGCTACATAATCCTGGAACTTAGTGGTTCGCAAGCTGCCAGGAGGATAAATGATATAAAATACACTTCTCTGGTATAGGGAATTAACAATTGAATTGATGTACACAGTGAGGTTATGACCTGATGGATTGGACCCAAATAATTCAACAAGGTCCCCATTCACGCATACCATGGGATGTACTACATCCGCAACGAGATTGGTCATAATCTTAATGTCTTCTGAAGTATAACCTTCACAATGCTTCGCAAGCTCAATCATAGTAAAGAATGCGATTGATGTCATAGTAGAAGACATATGTTGGTCGTAAGCTTTAAAATCGCCGGCGACCATTCGTCTCTTCCCAAATTTTGAAAGATGTTTCATCAGCTTGTTCCACTGTGGTCCCTGGGAATTAACCCCCACCGCACACTCTGTAGTGATTGGATTACGTGACATACAGGCAGCTACTGGCAAGAAGTATTGTCTTATCACACACTGTAATGTCAATGGTGCGCATAAAGCAACACGGACTTTGTCCTTAGTTAATTTCGTGGCTTCATCCTTAAAGAAAGCCTTGAAAACTGAATAAAGTCTAATACCTTCTAAATAGACTTGGCGAGCTCTCCTCCAATCATCCATAAACATGTCATCAAAAATACGAGGATCAGAAATGCCTTCGTACTCCTCGGGATCCACATGTGTGGTGACTTCCTCCTTACTCCCAGCCAAGGGAAAGCCTTTCGCGGTTTTCATCCTCATACCATTTACAAATGGAACTCCATCCTGCCCCGAGATAGTTTCTACCTCGGTTAAAGGACGAAGAGTTGCAAGATCCGCCATCATTTTCTTACTAGATGTACAATCATCCAAATAATCATTTTGAGCAATTTCAAGAATCTCTAAAGGAAATTCTTGTGTGGCTTTACCCACACCACAGTAATATGTGTGGTAGGGAGCCTGTGACGGGACACGAGTCTCGTCTTTCCTGCAATTCGCTGGTTTTCCATGTTTATTTTCGACGCCACA